TAAAAGATTTTGAGATACTTCACTAACTGTTTTGATTAGTTGACCTGCAACCTCATAAGCACGAGGATGTTCACCTTCTTTTGCTATATTCAGAATACCATCAATTGCTTCATTGCCTTTTTCAATTAACTTATAGAGATTTGCTCTACCAGTTTCAAAATCAATATCAGGATCTTTATCTGTTGGTATTACGATTTCTTTTTTTTCTTCAACAACCTCTATCGGCATAACCTGGGTTGTAATATTCAGAACTTCATTTAGTTTATCATCTATTGTACTCATAATTATTTGTCATCACCGGTTGCCTCATCATAATTTAATCCATCATTAAAGAAATCAAGGGTTGTTGTATATGTATATGTATCATCTTTGTCAGCTGATGTTGGATTAGGTGTAACCGTAACCCTCTCACTTCTTGAAGGTGATTTATCAGATGTATCAGTATATAAATCAGCAGAAACTTTTTTGATTACAGCACTTGTACTAATTGGTCCGTACAGATAAATCTTTGCTGTGAAACTTAAAGTATATGTTATTCTTCTTAATGTTGTTAGTGAGCCTGTATAACTATCTTCATAATTAACACTCTCTAATATAAAAGGTATATCTCTTGTTGTATCCATTGTAGTACTCTCAATCATAGTTACTGTATAATCAGGTTGAAAGTAAGGTAGTATTTGTTCTATAATTTGCAAACCATCATCTGAAGTAGCAGTAAAAACATTTAACTCAAAATTTACATTATAAGGAACAGGAGAATACTGAGTATTTAATTTTGTTGTATCAGCATTTTCTGTAACAACGCCTACTCTTTGATTCTTATTTAACTTTCTTGAAGCGTCATAGGCGTATCCTGTAATATCAAATGCCATACGAGGCAAAGTAATTGCCACAGAGGAATCATCTCCTGTTAAATCTGCTTGTTGTTCTAATCTTGTAATAAACTTTTCTTTAGGAGAGTACGATAACGGTACTCTAATACTCTGTAAAGGATTGCCACTAGAATCTAATCGTTTAATATTAATATTATTAAAGATTGTACCAAAGGCAATTACAGTATTGCGAATTTGTTTATGATAAAAGTGTTGCCCAAACATTAGTATTCGTCAACCTCTCCAAATGGATTTCTTTCACTAAAATCCAATATATCATCTGTTGTGGATGATGTGTTTGTTCCTGCAGCAGTTTCAAAGGCTTGCCCTTGATCCACAGGTTGTTGTGTTGCCATTGTAAAGTCCTCATTGATAAAGTAATCAATTGCACCAACAGTACTTTCTAATACAAAGGCACCAGTTTCATTTTCTAAACTAAACTGAAACTGCATAGTATCAACTGATAAAGAATCCTCTGTACTATCAATTGTAGCAATACCAGTATCAAGTCTTTCAGAACTATATTCCCATTTAGTACATGATAACTTATAAGTTGGCAAAGCATTCTGTTGATAGAATGGTTGTTCGTGTTCTACAAACTGTATTTCAAAAAATGCATTTGTTGTAGGAAAATAAACTAAGTCGCCTTCGTTAGGTCTTAATGATGTTTGTAAATCTGTGTTATTAGATACTAAAGTTTCCCATCTTGATTTAGAAACAGTAAATGTAATATCATCTCTTAACTCTAGACCAAACTTCTTAATGATTTCTTGTTCGCCCATATATCCATCAGTATTATCTACATACATTTCTATAATATATGAATCATCAAAAGAGCTTGCAGGATCCTCACCAAAGATTGTATCTTTGTTTGCTAACTTTCTTGGTAAATAATAGACATCTTGGCCGTATATCTTAAGCTGTTCTATAATTAAATCTTCATATAGTCTTTGCTCAGATGTTGTGCCTGTGTCAAAATAGACATTAGTTGGCATTTATTATCCTTGTTGCATATGGGCAGGTTCTTCGTAGTTACTTCTAATTTCTTCTTCTAACTTTTGCTGTTCAGCAATTGCCGTAGAAAATAATTCAGGTCCGTTAAGAGTAACTCCACCCAACATTGCAGTACCCGAAAACTTTGAAAGATTTTGTCCCCATTGTCTTTTGATTAAAGCTGTTGTGTATCTTTTTAAATATAGGTCATCAAACATATCTACATTACTTGCAGGATCTAATCTACGAAAAACTTCAAAAATTAAAAATTCACCAACATTAATATCATTACTCCAATCCATATCAAGAAACAATTTGTTTGATAGATGATTAAATCTCATTGGTTTTTCGCCTACTAATATGTGGTCAAGAAAATCTAAGTGTTTCATTGTCATTTCATAATGCACAATACTTGTAGATGAAAAATCGTATAGGTCGTTTAATCTTAACTGATATCTAACATCAAACATATTTAAGTTTGCTCTGTCAGATAAAGGAAATACATTGACAACAGAAATTACTGTAGAAGGTACTACAAGAAAATTATTACCTTGTTTCCATGTTGTAGTTACAGAATCAGATGTTACTGATTCAGATGTATCTGCGGTCATACGAGTAACATCAGCAGCAGTTACTTGATATTTTAAATACATTCTTTCAACACCATCAACATGGTATTGAGCGAAATATTGTACTGCTTCATCTATTCTATCGTCAACCTGGTCATCATCAACATTTATGTCGATTACAGGTTTACCTAATGCTCTTAAACAATACTCTTTTAATGTTGCTTTTGTACTTGGTACGGCCATATTTTTTCCTTGTTCTACTATTTATACTTCTACGATAGTGTTAGTGCTGTGTTTCTACCTACTTCTAACCACTTGGCACCATTGTATCTAAATGTAAATAAATCACCTTTTGCGGCTGTAGTTGTTAATGTTGGGGCTGTATCATCTTTAAATTCATATACAGCATTAAATGTTAATGTTCTTGATCCTGTACCATCTTGTATTACAAGTATTGAAACAAACTGTCCTGCCGCTGGTGTGCTACCAGAAGGTGCAGATAAACTTCTATTACCCGCTAATGTAACTTTTGCAACTGGAGAATTTATAACATTCCAAGCAATGTCTGCGCCATCTGATAATGCATCCTCTGTGTTTAATACAGCACCAGATATTATTGTTAAATTATTAGCGTCTACTGATAATACTTTTGAGGCCGCACTAGTTCCTAATGTTGCAAGGTCAGAAAGATTTAATTCAGCAGTAGTTGCTGTTACACCATCAAGTATATTGAGTTCAGCAGCAGTTGATGTTACATTTGTACCCCCTATATCAAGAGTAGTCATTTGTACTTCTCCTGCAACAGTTAATAAACCGTCCGCTACTGTCATTAGGTCAGTATCGTCTGTGTGACCTATTGTTGTTCCGTTGATTAAAACATTATCAATGTCTAGTGAACCCCCACTAATTAATCCTGTTGTTGTTATTGTTGATGCACCTGTATCAATAGTTCCAAAACCTGAAGTTATAGAACCACTATTTAAAGCGCCTGTAGTAACAATATTACCACCACCTACTGTATGAGAAGCAAAATAAGTTGATACTGTATCAACATTGGTCATTCTCATTACACCACCGTCATTGATTAAAATACCATCGCCACTTGCTACTGCTGTTGTACCTCTTGAAGTACCACCATCTATTAAGTTAATTTCAGCAGCTGTTGAATCAACAGCAGCCAATTTAGTTAAGTCTGCTTGTACTAATCCAGAAACACCGTCAAGTAAGTTTAACTCAGCGGCAGTTGATGTTACATTTGTTCCACCTATATCAAGAGTAGTTACTGATATTTCTCCTGCAACAGTTACTAAACCATCTGCAACAGTTATTAAATCTGTATCGTCTGTATGCCCTATTGTTGTTCCGTTGATTAAAACATTATCAATGTCTAAAGAGCCGCCACTAATTAATCCTGTTGTTGTTATAGTAGAGGCGCCAGTATCAATAGTTCCAAAACCTGAAGTTATAGAACCACTATCTAAAGCACCTACTGTTACCATATTTCCACCACCAACACTTTCAGCAGCCATGTATGTAGAAACAGTTTGTACTGTGGTCATTCTCATCACACCACCATCATTAATTAATATACCATCACCATCGGCAACAGCAGTAGTGCCTCGTGAAGTACCACCATCTATTAAATTAATTTCAGCTGCAGTAGCATCTATAGCAGCTAATTTTGTTAAGTCTGCCTGAACTAATCCAGAAACACCGTCAAGTAAGTTTAATTCTTCTGGTGTTGAAGTTATCTGTGTTGCACTTACAGCCGCTAAAACAGGAAGAGTACCTGAAACATTTGGTAAACTTATTGTTCTATCTGCTGTGGGGTCAATCGTTGTTAAGTTTGTTTCATGGGCATCATCAGTTGCACCTTCAAACTTAAATGAGTTTTGTATTTGAATTGTAGTTGAGTCAATTGTAGTTGTTGTTCCTTCAACCGTTAAATTACCTTCTATTGTAACATTTCTAAATCCATCAATATCTTTATTTGAATCTACAATTACACCTTTGCTTGCAGTAACAGTTCCAGCAGTAACACCACTAAATTCTGCAGCATCAGCATCTGCACCAATAAATTTTCCAGCAGAAGAACTATACTTTAAAAATTTGCCGTCTACTACAGCAGTACTTTTTTGAACATCATCTAAAAACTCTAAACGAACTTCACCGCCACCGCCGATTGTTCCCATTTGCATACTGGTTACATGCTTAAAGTTTAAAAATTCTCTAGTTAGTTTATCTAAAGTATCAATAGACTTTAAACCAGTCATCTTATCTTTTTCTAATTCATTTGCAACCTTCATCTCAGAAATTTGAGCTTGAACTTTTTTTATGATATTTGGATCATATTGTATTTCTTTTGGTAAAGGAAAACCTTGATTGAGGTTGCCGTATCTTTCAAAAATAATTTTTCGTGCCTCTTCATCAACAAAAACTTTTTCTTTTACAGAATCTACTGTAATAGGTTTTATTTCTTCTTTTACAGGTTCTACTTTTGGTTTTTCAGGTTCTGCTAGTAACTGTTTTTTCTTTTTAGGTTTCTTTTTATCAGTTAGTTGAGAAAACAAACCCTCTAAAGCATTTATCTTTTTTTCTTCTTCGATTATTTTTTTACTTAAATCTTCCTTTTCAATCTTGATGTTTGTTAAAAAACTTTCAAAACCTTTTTCTAAATTCCACTGCTTTAATTGTTTATCAGGATCAATTGATATTTTTGTGATAGGTTTTATACTACCATTTATTCTACCTTCTTGTAATTGAGTAATTTGTTTCTCAATATCAATATCAATGTCCATGACTTATCTAGTTACACTTGGTGTTACCGTAGCTCTTCCTTCTATTCTTCTAGTAACTAAACCAGCACTAGTAGTTGTTGTTAAGTCCCAAACATATCGACCTTCAGTAAGACCTGATGTTACTGTATCTGTTAATGTAATAGAAGTTGTGCCGTCAGTTGCACTTACGATTGCTGTTGTAAAACTTGTTGCACTAGTTGATAAATGAGTTTTTCTTAACTTACTCGTTACTGTTTGACCAGTTAAATCTACTACTGTTCCTGTAGAATCTTTGACAGTTACCGTTTCTGTATAATCAGCATCTTGGTCAATAGTGATGTTTTGTATTGTTGCCATGAGTCAAATTCCTATATATTAAATCTTTTCTTATATTTATAATGTAGGGAAAAGAAGTTATCTTGCCGTTGTCGGTATACCTTTTGAGGATACAAATGGATTTTCTGCAAATGCCATGTAGACATAGGTTTCATTAACTGTTCCAGTACCTCCAGAAACATGTCTAATTTTAAAACCATTAGAAAGAAAGTCTGTTGAAAAATCTCCTCTTTCTGCAATATTTTGGTTAGCATCAACAGCATCAGTTACAGGGTTAAGATTTGTTCCAGTACTTATTTCTCCTGTGAGGTGATGCCACGATTGTGAAGCTTTAGTTGATGATTTAACTATAACAAATGCTGGTTTAAACCCTAAATAAACAAATACACCATTTGCAATACCATTACCTTTGTAGTTACCAAATTTACTGTAACCTTGCTTTGCTGCAAAACAATAAGCAATGTATATATTACCATTTTTATTAACTCTATCGTGGTCACCTAATGTAAAAACAGAACTAGTAGGAGCTGTGTCATTCCACCAACCTGCATTATCACTAGTTCCTGCCGCTTCTGTTAGTGTTAATGCATCAGTTTCTGGAGCAGCTGTATTGTATTCATGATAAACCATTGAATCGGTAGCAACATCCATACCTTTAACTATAATCCAGTCTGGTCTCACACCTAATCCATGTGCTATTGTTCCTGCCGCACCTGTTCCTACATAAGTAATTATAGAAAAACCTGCATCAGTATTAGTCTGTCTAGTATTACCCGGGTTGTTTCCACTTTCATTAACAGCAGTTTCATTAGTTCCACCATTGCATAACCACTGCCAAGCTACATATTTTTCATTATTAGTATTAACTTTAACATCAGCATCAACTCTAAAACCATCTGATTGAAAAGCATCTAGTGTATCCCCATCTGTAGATTGAACAGCCGGGTCATCAGAACTCCATAGTTTGGTAACACCTCTAACTGAATCAAACAAACAATGAGAGTCAGCCTCATCTCTATTTTTTATCCATACCCAATCTGGTTGTAAGTCAGAATTTCCATCATTGGTTATAGCATGGTCTGCACTTCCATTACCTGTATACAAAGTCGTTTGAAAATATTTTGATGAGTCGTTTATTGTTGTAAAACTTGATGCTAAATTTTTAGTACAAAAAGAAAGATAACCACTAGGTGGTGCAAATTCAAAATTACCAATTCCATTTCCATCTGTATTACCAGAACTTACAGCAAAAGATGGGTTTCCAAAATTTGATTGTACAACTGGGCCAATACTTCCACCCCCATCTCCTATTATAATAAAATAATCTCCACCATCAGAATCTATTAGACCGGCAACATCATAACCTATTGCTCCTGTTCCTGTTGAGCCACTTGTAGGGTCTCCAGAATTTTGAAATGTTCCATCTTTAGAAAAATAAATTTTACTATTATCAATATCAATAGCCATACCTACTATATGTCCATTTCCATAAGCGTTGCCATAACTAGAAGCGGTACCGTCAACACTTTTCTTTCCATTAGCAGCAATATATTGTACACCTTTTGCATTAAGAACATTTCGGATACCAACTACTGCACCTCCATTAGCATCAGCAATTTTAAATTCTGCATAAAATTTTCCAGAGTTAGGCAAAGCTATAGTTGAGGAAGCATTTCCATCTCCTGTACTGCTAGTACGAGTTAATGTTACTAAATTTCCTTGACTTAATCTTGCTGCATTTGTGGGAGGGTCTGAATTATATGTGTATCTCATTCCAAAAGGATTTAATGTAGCAAAATT